TGAACTGGTTATTAGACCCACCATACCCCGGCGGACTGCCTGTCACAGGATCATTGGCCGCGTATCCGTCGTGCGCCGTTGCGGGCCAGCGGTGCATGTTGGCGGGCGTAGCCACATCGCGGTAGTAGTAGCGCGACTCACGCAATAGGATGCCCATTTCGTGATGGATATATCCAGCGGTGAACTCCCCCGGCATAATTGCCACACCCACGCCGATGTTAGAGCCACCATGCGCCCCCGTTTGCCCATCGCCGTAGATTGACACATCGGAGAACGTGACGAACGTTGTGGCGTAACTGCCAGCCACGCAGCGCGTGAACGGCTGATTTTGTTTGAGGGTGATTCCGTCCGCATCCAAAAACGCCGCCGTGTTGTTGTCGTATGTCCCCGGCGCACCCGCAACAACAAACGAGGTTGGGCAACGCACAGTTTGCAGTGTTGCCCCGTCATCCGTGCAGCGATCCGCGCCCGTCCACTCCGCCGCGTTGTATTCAACGTTCAGGCTGGGCGCGGTTTCGTCGGGTTGCCAGATGACCGTATTTGGGTAGAGAAACGTATCGTAGCCATACACCGTTTCTATCGTGATCCCCGCCGCTGAGTATGTTGCCCCCGCGCCGATGGCTAGATTGCTGTGCGCGGTCGATTCGCTAAATGGCCGCTTGCGCTTGTCGCGGGTAGTGGCCGTGAGGTTATACCACGGCACAGACGCAGGCGCGGCGGCAGGCGTTAATCGCTTGCCGCCATTGGCTAGAACTTTTGTGGCCTTGAGGACGCTAGGCATTCTTTTCTGGCTCAGTCAGCGATGATGTATCGAGCATGAACGACAACCCATCCACCTGTTCAGGCGTGAGTGAGCAGCCGAGGTCAAACAATGCGCCTAAGTCAATTTGCTCAAACGCGACATCGACCTCTTTCATAACCAGTTCGCCAACTGCGGCCTTTACAAGCGCTTCTGTTCTGGCTTCGTCGGCTGGCGTTTCACCAATAAAAACAGGCATCCCAGTTGGTGCAATGATGGGCTTGCCGTCTTCGCCCTTTTTGGCATGTTGCTCAATGATGTTTTGGCGAGCCTGCTGATACTCTGAATCTGGCCCAATCAGCCGAACCATCCGCGCCCGATTGGTTGCCAATTTCGAGACGATGATAGCGGCCTGTCGCCCGCCGGTTGTTGGCTTCCATGTAAAAATAGCGCTGGCAATAGAGGGCTTGACCACTTGCCCGTCAGGAGTGTTTACGCTGTTGTCGATATTCAGTAAATGTGCGATTTTCATATCTATCTATTAGTCGTTCTCAATGGCATTGACCACACGCCGCGCAATCTCGGCATGGCCTAAATCGTTCGGGTGTGATCCAACGCCTATATCAATCGTTGTGTCAAATGATGCGGCAGTCATGTTAGACGCGGTGTAGATGTCGCCAATCGGCACAAATTGCCCCGCGTGTTGCGCACAGGTGGCCTGTATTGCAGTCGTAAATGCTTGGGCGGCGGGATACCACCCACCCACGCAAACAACGCGCCCGTAGCGCATCTCCGACGCAATCTCTGCATACGTCGTGGCAAACCGGTCGGTGTTGGATGCAGCCACATTGTCGCTAATCTGCAACACCAACACATCTGGTGCGTAGTTGGCGATCACCTCAGCATAGGTGCGATCCCACGCCGTGCCGTTATTGATTGCGCCCTCTATTGCCCAGCCCTGCAAAACGAGTAACGCCACCGTCTGGTTTCGCCGTTCTGCCAATGCCTCGCAGATGACGTGTGCGTAGTCGTTCTCTAGGCTGTCCGCCGCCATGCCGTTGGATTGCGCCCAGTTGTGCGCTGGCTGAGGCGGCGACCATGCCAATGAATTGCCAATCACCGCCACACGCAGCGCTTTGGTCGCGTGTTGCGCACCGCACACATACGGCGGTTGAACGTAAACACCTTTGTATGTGGGGGTGGTCGGCGCGATGGTTTGGCCGACGAGGAAGAGCGCGAGGAAGATGATGTGTTTCATATGTAGATCGCCCAGAATGTAACTTCGTAGGTTTCAGCGCCTGTCATGCGTTGCCAATAAATGCCGCCCAATGAATCTACGCCGACTCTAAAATCGCCCGCTGTGCCACCAACTTGAACAGTAGTTTGTGCGTTCACACCTAGGTCACCGGTTAGTGTATTTACATTCCCGCCACTAGCCCGCACTACTAGACGATAGTGCATACGGTATCGCACAGAACTCGCGGCGGTAATGGCCGCGCTTGTGCCTGCCGTAGAACAATAGATAACATTCCCGCCAAGTTTCGTGCCGCTCGTGTTGTAAAACGTGATGGTCGCCGCTGGCCCGCGTGTGGCGTTATTAGGCGTTCCATCGAGAAGAAGTCGTGTAGCCGCCGTGCTAGATGAATACGCGGCTATGTCCATATAGCCAAACGTGCCGCCCGAATACGGCGCAGCGCTCAAAATCAGTGACCCACTTGCCGCCGCGCCCGTGTCAACTAGGCTATAAACACGCCCTGTAAGCGTTCCTGAATATTTCCATTTGATTGAATTGGTATCAGCGTATGACGCAATTGTAACTAACTGTAAACCCGTTGAATCTATTGTCAGCGACGGGTTCCCTGACACCACACCAAACCGCATTTGCCCGGTTGAGCCAATATCCCATTGCAACGCATCGTTGTAATATCCGCCCATGACGGTCGCCGCACCAAAATTCATAATGCGGATACCGGTAAACGTGCCGCCACCCACAGTGCCGTTGCCTGACCGTATCTCGCCGTTGCTGTCCACGAATAGGATGCCGGTGAGCCGCGCCAATGTTTCAGCGCCGTTGAGCAATAGCATGTCGGTTCCACTGCCGTTTTTAATTGACAGGTTGCCCGATGTGTCTAGCACCATGCGATTGGTCGTGGCAATTCTGAATGACAAGCTTCCCGCACTCTGATCCCAATACAAGTTTGATTTGCCGCTGGATGCGCTGCCCAGTATGGCATCACCCGCATCCAGTGTGACCGAACCAAATGGCGTGCCAAGTGCGGTTGATGCCGTTGTAACTAGCGCAAACGCACCAGTGCCAGCGCTGCCCGTTGTGTCTGAGTAGCCAAATAGCCCCGACGCATTGCCGCGCACATAGCCAGCGGTGGATGTGTTTGCCAGCATCAGTTCATAGTTGTTGCGTGTGACATTCAGCGGCGCGTTGCTGTTGTAGATGCTGGCAACCTCATCTGCCGATAGCACACGGCCAATCGACGCAAAATCATCAACGTAGCCGTCTAGGTTATTGCCGCCCGAAACGTTGTAGCTGCCAACAATCAAATAGGTCGGCGTTGCATACGCCGCGCCCGCTGTGCCTGATGCAACTTGCGCACCGTTGTAATACAGCTTTGTCACTGTGCCGCCGCTGACCGTGACCGTAATATGCACCCATGTCAGCGATGCGGGCGGCGTGTTGTATGAACACACGCTGGCAACGTCTTTGCGCGTCACGGCGATGCCTGATGAATTGGCGTAGACGGTGAGCGACCCAGAGTTGTCACCGCCAAAAAATGTGCAGGTTCGATTGGTCAGCACTGGGAGAAAAAACCAGCCCGATAACGTGCAATTGGCTGCGTCAAAATTCCCTGATGCGGTATAGGTGCATAGCGCCGTGTTGCGCGTGGTGGCTGCGTAGCTGGTCGCGTAACTCTTTTGCTCTAGTTGAGTTGCGTCAGTGTTCCAATCCGCCGTCCCCGCGCCGTTTTGCTCAACCCCAACAAGGCGCGTCGTGTCCCCCGCGCCATAGGTAAACGTCAGCGTGTAGCGTGTCCATGTGGTTGTGAGTGTGACGTTGGTCGCCGCAAAATACCCCGATGTTCCATAGGCGAACAATCGCACATTGCCAGTGCCGCGCATATACACAGACCATGTATAGGTGGTGCTGACAGCAGTTACACCAGCAACGTTGTAATACCAACCCTGCCCGCTTGCCGCGCTGGTCGTTCGCATTGACCATGTGCCGACGATAGCAAACGTGTTGACGCGGGTGAGTGTTCCGCCATTGGCCGTCACGCCGGTTAGATCGGTTTCAAATGAGTTATTGGTGAGCAGGTTGGTTGTGCCTTGCTCCAAATACAACGCGCCGTGATATTTGCCGCCCGATGTGCCGGTGATTGGGCCACTGGTGATTGCCACCTGCCCCAAATGGCCGTTGGTGTTTGGCACGGTGGAGGATTGCGGTGTATCAAACGGGCAATAGAGCAATGGCGCAACACTAAATCCAACGCCGTTGCCGATATATGCGCTACCCATCACGCGCAAAATTGACCCGTCCCATGATAGACCGCTGGTCAATGCGCCACCCGAAACAGCGCCCAGCCGCATCATGTATGTGCCGCCGTTGTTGCCTACCCAAAAACCAGCAGCGCCGCTGCTATAGGTCATGGTGTCCGAGCCACTGCCAACCGCAATCGACGGCGCGGTGCGTGACAGCGAGATTACCGGCGTGGTGCCGCTATACATCGTCAGGTCAGCGTTGTAGATGTTTACGCCATTGTCACCCGCCAAAATGTAGCGATGCTGGTCGTTAACCGTCGGCGTGGTAACAGTGTATTGACTGACGTTGCCCTCGTTGGGGTTGGCTGTCCAGCCTGTGCCAGCGTAGAGGCCGAATTGAGATACGCCCGTCAAACCGCGTAGCTGGCCCATACGGACGCGCAATTGCAAGCCCTGCCCTGCCGTGGTCGATTTGGGGTGTGTGGCCCATGTGACAACCTGCGTATAGGGCGAATTAATGCCCGCCGCGCCGTCGATTGCGTTGACCTCGTAGTATCCGTTCCCCGTTGTGCCGTAGTCCAGCACCAGCGTCCCGGCGCTAATCGTGCCTGATCCCGTGCCGGGATAGGTGGCGTGCCGGGTAAATACATAGCGCTGGGCGGGTGGGTTGCTGCCTGAGACCTGTGCGCTATAGACAACCGTTCCCCAAACGTCCGCGATCTTCAACCCGCCGCCGCTACGGTCAAATTGGCGCAAGCGCACAAGGTCGCCGTCCACAAAAACGTGAAAGCCCGCAAACCCTGCAAACTCCTCTACATCTAGGTTGCCGGTGTTGCCCGCAGTCGGCACAGTGAAATTGGCGTAGACTTTCGCCACGCTCTTGCTGATGATTTGACCGCCCGCCAACGCTTGTTCTAGATCAGCGATGAACGCTTTCGCGTGTAGTTCATCGGTGTAGAGATAACGGAAGTCGGCCTCGCCCGCGCTGCTGATGCGCCACGCTGTTAGCTGTGAGGCATAGGACGGGTGGCCGATGTGCGTAGACGTGTAGATATTTGCGCCCGTTGGCGCGATGGTTAGATTTCCGGTGCTGGCTACGGTGAATCCAGCATATACCGCCCCGCTGTAGTTTAGGCGCAATTGTTCAGTGGTTGAATTGACCTCTAGTTTGGCCGTGGGCGTGGGGATGCTGTTGCCGATCCCCACTTTGGCACTCCCGCCGCCGGGGTTGAGATAGATATGGGCATTAGCCGCTGTTGTGCCAGTGTTGCCAATGGTTAGCGTTCCGGCTGACCCAACGCCCAAAAAGCCATAGTTGCTGGTCTCGTAGCTGGCTTGAAACTGTGTGCCGGTTGTCAACACATGCAGCCGCGCCGAAAGTGCGCCCGCTGCGGTTGTGCCTAGTCTCACATCGTTAGCAAAATACGATGGGCTTGATACGCTGCTGTAGAGCGCATAGCCCGTTTGCGCGGCGATGCCCAGCCCTAGATTTTGCACGCCCAAGCGCCCGCTTGAATCACTGGCGAGAATGGACGCAGCCGCGCCGGGATAGCTGCTACTAGTTAGCGTGAGGGTATAGGTAATGCCATCGTCAGTATTGCCGAGGCCCAGCCCGCTATATGCAAACGCCTCAGTCGCGGCAATCTGCGTATACAGATACGAAAACGCCACGTCAATGTCGTAACCATCAATGAGCTTCCCCGGTGATACAACGAGGTTGCCCGACAGCATCACGCTGCCATCGGCCAACAATGCGCCGGTTAGTGAGGGCGAGAGGGTAGACGATGACGATGTAGCCGATGAAATGGCCGCGCTGATTTGGCGCTGAATCAATGGCTCTAAACGGCGGTAGATTTCGGTGTCTGTTTGCATTGTTACCCCCGTTGAATTTTGAACATATCCATTGGATTCATTGCGCCGCGTGTGGTGTAGCCAATAGCGTCTTTTTCGGCGTTGTATTCGGCTTCCTCGATAAACATCGCTACATTCAGCGGATCGGGCAACACATCGCGCAATTTAGCCCATACGCCCACCTGCGGGCGCGACTTATCCATAGGAACATCAAGCGCGTTAACCAGCCGCCCATCGCGCAAGAGTTGAAATTCACGCCCCGCGACACTCGCGGCGGTTGGCTCTGCGTAGATGCGTAGTCGGCGCTCACGGTTGACCGTCGCCAGCAATCGAACGCCTGTGCTAGTGCCACTCTCTAGCATCTCATCTATACACGTCTTGGCCGTTACATCGCCATTGCGGGCGGGGTTTGTCCATACGCCCGACGCGGTGTCAATGTCCACACCGCTGATGAATTGGCCGTAGGTGGTTGCGAGGCTGCGGATTTGTTCGGTCGTCTCAGTAACAAGCCCCAACTGAAACAACATATCCATATTGGGCGATGCCGACACCCACGCCGACCCGTTGTAGATGAGCGGATCGCCACCGGCATAACCAAGCGCCGGATTTGCATACACCTTGATGAATGCCGCAGGGTTTACGCCGCCGGTTGGATAAATTTGCAGCCAGTAGGTTGTGCTGGTCGATAGCAATGTGGTGGCGCTCAGTCCGTCGAATAGCGCATCCTGAAAGTCTGCCGTGAGGGTTGACGCGGCCAGCGCCTTAAACGCAATTGTTGCCCCCGGTGCGCCCGCAGAATCGGCACTGATGTATGCAACCACATCGCCGGTTGGTGCGCCAAACTTCGCCAATGGGATTTTGATCATCCCCACTGCGCACGATTGCGCCACAGTGAACGGGATTGCGACACGCTGCCGCGCCGATACCGCGTTGAGGTCGAAGAAATAATTGTCGGCTTCTTCGTTGAACTCGTAAAACGTGTCCTGCCCATCTAGCACCCATGAACCAGCGTTGTAGACGTAGGTCGTGCTAGATGCGTTGGCCGCTGGGCTAATGCCGTGAACGTCGATGTGATTAGGTGCGCTAACGGCCCCGCTGCGCCGAATGACAATGCAATACGTTTGCCCCGGCACACGGTAAACGGTGTCTGTGGGCGAGAACTCGTAGACGGTGTTGGCCGTTGATGAAATTGTAGATGTGTCTACGGTGATGGTGTGTAGCACTGTGCTAGGCGCTGATGCTGGCCCTACGCAGAGGTCAATCAACAGATTGTCCACGGCTGACCCGATCCGCACGCACTTGAATTTAATACGTTTCCACACGGCGGGGCGCGTTAGCGTGTTGGGAATATCAAACGCCATCTTTTGCGATGCGGTAGTGCTGCCGATGCTCACGCCGTCATTCTCGGAGTTAAACCCGTATGAACTGGTGACGCTATAGCTGGGCGAGTCGGGCCGGTCGGTGTATGCGGGCGCTGAAATGCTCACCGTGGCGTATCTGCTGCGCATGGTGTCATACCACCCGCTACACAATATCTGCGCCTTGGGCGCTTTGTTGCCGCCGCCTACTGGCTCAATCGTGGCTACGGGCAACTTGTAGCGATCCAACAACATCGCCTGCAACGCGGTTGCCTGTGTGTCGGTGGCGCTGGACAGCGTTTGCAATAGCTCTTTCACGCCGTAAAGCGCTTGGCTATAGCTGTCGGTTGATGCGCTTGTGGTGCGTCGTTCGCCCGATGTGCCGGTAACTGGATCGGTGAGTGAGTAGGCAACGGCGATACTGTTGTACATGCTGTCGAGCGTCCACCCGATGACATTGGCCCCAATCGTTACCCGAACTTCATTGACGCGGCCCCACCACACTACATCGCCCTCATCACTCACCAACTCCACCCCATAGGCAAGTAGGTTATAGAGCGCGATGAGTTCGTCCTCATGCCCTGACGCGGTAATCTCCGCATCCATTGGCCCGCCATAGGTGGCCGTCCTGTGGCGCTTCACATCAAACGTCACATTTGGCACGTTTTGCGCGAGCGTGCTATACGTCAGCGGCTTATAAAAACGCGGTTGCAGCATTAGAGTTGCAACCTCCGGGCGCGATAATAAACGGCCATTGTGGTTTGGCGGAATGGGTCAGTTGGCTTATTCAACAGCGTCAATACGTTGATTTGATTCGGCACAAGCATGATTGCAGGTGAGCCGGTCGCATTGAAGTTATAGAGGTTGCCGCTGGCTGTGGCTGTATAAACGCGATAGTTCAGCGGGTCATCATTCAGCACCGCGTTTTGCGCCAATTGGTAGCCGGTTGATTTATACATCCGATACGACATAACCGGTGTGAAATGGAAGAAATCAACAGGGATCGAACCGCCGCCCGAACGCCATAGATAGACCTCTAGCTTGAGCGCGTATTGCGTTGATGTGTTGCCGCCGCGTGGTGGCAATTGCACCCCGCCAAAGTCAACTATGTCACCGGTAGAGGGAAGCGTCACATAGTAGGGCGTCTCAAATAGCGTGTGCAGGTTGTCTACGGTTACTTTCATCCGCGCCCGCACATCTGAACTGCTGGCCGTGGCCGTGGCGAACATATGGATTCTGAACCGATACCCGCCCGCCGCCGCGAGCATCGCCTGCGTGATATTCCCGCTCCACGTTAATGATTCGCTCGATGTGTTGTTGTTAATGGTGGTGTATGCCCCACCGGAGTAGTTTGCGTTTGATGTGTTGGCAGATGCTAGGTAGTTTGTTCCGCCCTCGGCCTCAACATTGAACGTCATTGCAGACGCGCCCTCAATCATGTGGCCGAGATAGTAGTCAATACCTGCTGTGGCCGATAGGTTGGTGAGGGTGATTCGCGCTGCCGCTGGCAAATCACCGGCAACCTGCGCGGCTGCAATCTTTGCTACGTTGCTGTAGCCAGCGAATGCGTAGAAACAATTCCTCAGTGTAATGGTGCTGGCTGGCGTGGTTTGAACAGTGTTATACAGGTTGAGTTGTGTTTCGCTGTCCGTCTCCCAATAGAAACGGCGTGTCCATGACACCGTGACCCATGCGTTACGCTGGTCTTCAATCGACGCATGGCCGCTCAATATCTCGGATCGGTAGAGTGTGTCGCCTGTGCTGGGGCGAAACTTCACATAGACGGGGGAGCCGACTTTTTGCTGCCAGCGCCGCGCCTGCTCAAACAATCGGTTGAGCGTGGTTACATCTGCCCGCGCCGAGGTCATATCTGCGGGCGTGTATGCGATCCGCGCTTGCTCTGTCACTTGTCGCCAATAGACGTTCGGCTGTTCATATCCGTCTGCTTCAATGGTGATAGTGCGTGCGTCTTTCTCTGGCACTTGCGGCGTGTAGTCGAGCAACGCCGGATAAATGCCGCCGCTGGTGTTGGTGAGTTGGACAGTGGTTGTGTTGTCGCTAATGCGTAGATCAATTGCCATACATCACCGCCTCAGCAGATGGTCGCGTAGTTTGTTGATGAGGTAATCCGCATCGGCTTGATTGTTGACGTTAACCGTGCCGATATGAATTGCGGGCGCTTCGTCGGCGTGGCTCGGTGGCGCACTTTGGCCCGGAGGGTTTGCACCAATGGCCGACAGTGCATCATTTACCGCGCCTGTTGCCCCGCTGCTAGAATCGCCGCCGCCTAGAATCGCGCCGATGGCCGCGCCCGCGTCGCCTGCAAATTGCATCGACGGTGAGCCGAACGCATCAAACATGGCCGAGTGCATAGATGCCATCGCGTCAGTCACCGCGCCGATAGTGTCTTCGATACCGTTGGCAAGACCGATGCCAATCATTTGACCCACCCAATACATCTCGTCAGATGGCGAGTGGATGCCGAGCAAACTTTTAACATAGCCCAGCGGCCCCATAATCATTTCGATGATTTTGTTTTTTACGGTGTCGCCGAAATCAATAATTGCATTGAGCAAGCCCATAACGATGTTCTTGCCAAGTTCATAGAACGTCGAAACCTGCGCGGCCAAATAGCCCTTGATCTCGCCAAACTTCTCGCTGATGAATGGCGCAACCATGTTTATAGGAACTTTGACCGCCTCTAGAATCTTCTTGAAAATCTTATCGAACGTCTCAAACAGCGTTTGCAATGCGCCCGATGTGTCCCCCTGCATAATTTGCATGGAGGCTTTCAGTAGGCCGAGAATAAGCGTGATGATTGACCCGATAGAGGCTTTAATCATCTCCCACGTTGTCACAAATGCCAGCACCAGTGCGCCCAGAATCGCCTTCCACATCGGCACGCCCGCCTCAAATGTCGCGGCGATCAGCGGCCAATTGGTCTGCACCCATCCTACAATTTCTTTGAATAGGTCGATGGCCCACTGAATCTGCGGCATTAAGACGGTGGTAAATATCGTGCCGACGATACCGATTACGGTGGCGATGGTGTTACTAATCTGCGGCCAATTGGTAACAACCCACGTCACAACTGAGGCGAATGTCTCAATCACCCCTGTAACAATCGGAATCAATGCGCCCTGAACCACGCTCGCCACGCCGTCGAATGCGCTGGTAATCGCCCCGCTAATCTGCGGCCAATTGTTCGCAATGGCGGTGTAAATATTCCCAATCACGCCAGCCAATGACCAGAAAATCGTTTTAGCGCTTTCGATGATTGGGCCGATGGTCGTGAATGCGCTCGCAATCGCCGCCTGTATCTGCGGCATTACGCCCGCGATGGTGGCTTTCAGGTTCTCTGCGCTGATGCCGGTGAAATCGAGCGTATCAATCCAGTCACCAAAGCCGTTCACGAGTGGCAATAACACACCCTCACCAATGGCTGAGAGTAGTGGCAAGAGTTTCAGAGCAAACGCAATGGCTACAGACTCAACTGAGCCTTTAATGGTTTCGATGACAAACGCCAACCCCTGATTGAGTTTCGCGGCTTGTTCTGCCGCCGTGCCAGTCCGTTTCATGGCATCAGCCATGTTATTAAAACCTTCCGCGCCTTGTTCGGATAGCGCCTGAGCGAATCGAATGCCATCGCTACCAAAGATTGTTTTAAGAGCTTCCGATTTGTCTAGATCGCTCAACCCTTCCAGAGATTTCTTAAGAATCTCTGCGGCATTCTGCATCCCCTTGAATTTACCCTCAGCGTCATAGAACTGATTTTGCTCAAACGATGCGAAGAACGCCTGCGCGTCAGACTTCGACATCTTGAATTTCTTCGTGAGCTTGTCCAGCGCCACATTGATTTGTCGTGCGCTGCCATCTGTCTTGATGCCCTGTTTCTCTAAATACTGTTGAGCTTTGGCGTAGTCAAACGTCATCAAGCCCAATTCGCGCATCATGCCCTTAGCGTCCTTGCTTGGGCCAACGAGCGCTTGCAACATTGACTTAAACGCTGTGCCTTGGTCAGACGCATCCGCAAATTTCTTCGATGTTGCAGCCATTGCGATAACAACATCTTCCTGTGTTGCGCCTGCTGCTTTCGCTACGCCGTTAACGTTGGCAAGTCCTAGCGCGAGATTGTCTAGCGTGGTGATGGTTGAGGCATTGAGCGCCTGCGCCAGCATATTACTGGTGTCGGTGGCATTCGCGCCCTGATCGGCCCACGTCTGTACCTGTTGGGCCACAATACGAGCGGTTGGCGCAAGTTCTGATTTGGCAGCGGCGGCAAGGTTAAGCGTGGCCTCGGTCGCGTCACCCATGACGCTCTTGATGTCCATGCCAGCCTTAACAAGTTCAACGCCTGCCTCTGCCGCTTGCTTGCTAGAGTATTTGGTGTCTTTGCCGAGTTGTAGGAACTTCTTCGTGAAGTCGTCAGCAGACAGCCCCGCCGCGCCGAGGTTGTCACCCGCCGCCATTTTGAAGTCATTCATCGTGGCTTCAAAATCGGAGGCGAGTTTTACTGCGCCGACAGTTGCGGCAAGCGCAAAGCCGCCCACCGCCATCATCACGCCCGCGATTGCTTTGGCTGCGGCGGCTGCGGCTCCTGCGATGGCCTTGGCCGCATTCCCTGCCGTATGCGCGGCGCTGGTAAACGCCCCGCCGACCTTATCGAGCGCACCTTTAACGGTAGTGGCAAGATTGCGAGATGACCCGGCAACCTGATCGTTATTTGCTTTAATTCCAACCGCAAAACGATTGTTGGCATCACGAACTCGTCCGTTTGCATCAACGTATTGACCTGCCGCCCGTGCCGCTTCAGATAGCCCGCTCGACATGCCCTTGCCTGCGGCTTGCGCGGCCTGCGCGGCCTTAGCAAAGTTACTATTAACACCGCCCAAGACTCTACTAATATCGTCTTGGGCAGTGAGAATTACCTTAGCGGTTGTGTCGCTCATTTTTTGCCCTTGGTGCGCTTTTGCTCTTTGATGCGGTCGAACTCTTTGACAAGCGCAAATACGCGGCGCATGGTGTAAACGTCCTGCTTTAACACCTCAGACGGCAAGACGTTAAAACGGTCGCAAATCAGCGCCAGTTCTACTTCCTCGGCGCCTCGCTTGATCCTTGCGCCGTGGCCTGCGGCCATGCCTGTTAGGAGTCGGCTTTCACTCGCGCTGACAGCCGTTGCAAAAAAGGCAGGTCATTCAGCGACATGACTACATCAATAAAAATCTCGGCGTCAAAGTTGTCGTCGATGTTCTCGGCGGTAACGGGCAACGGCTGCCCATCCTCGCCCACAAATGACCACGCGCACAAGAGCTTTTTAACCGTCGCCTTTTGCTTGTCAACGACATTCTCTGGCTCTTGGCACTGCATAAACTCAGCGTAGCTCATGGTGGTTTTGAGTTCCACCCAATCGCTGCCGACTTCGATCCGCTTGGTCTGATGCTCTACTGCGTCAATTCTTCGTTTAGCCATAGTGTTAGGTCTGTGCGGCGTTGGTGATTGCGCCGCTAATGCTCACCTCTACGTCAGTCGTCACAACTTGGTCATCGCTGGTGTAGTCGGTGTCGTATTTGCTGATGAATCCGGTGAACGTGATTTCATGCCGCCCCGTTGCCGCGCCGTTTGGCCGAATGCGCCAGTTCACAACGGTGCGGTTTGTGAATACGGTCTGCAACAACGTCTGCGGGCGCGTGGTGTAGCCGTTGGTGTTGTTGTGCATCAGTGTGAACGAGAACGAGTTTTCAGTCAGGCCGGGGATTTTGGTGCGTGCGGTTGTGCCGTAGGCGGTCGTCTCAGCCTCGCCTACCGACTGACTTTCTTTGCCGTTGTTGGTGTAGGTTGTGATTTCGTTCCACGTCAGCGCAGGGTTTTCGTATTCGATGGTGAGGGCGTTAGCGATAAATTCGCCAGAAGATGCCATTGTGTTACCTCGTTATTAGAGCGATGAGTGGGTGATGTCCCCGCTAATGCTCAACTCAATATCGGCGCTCACCGGCTGGTCGTCGTTGGTCAGGTCGGTATCAAATTTGGAGATGAACGCGCTAAACGCCATCTGATGATTGCCGCTGCCGCTACCGTTGGGCCGAACGCGCCAGTTCAATGTCGTGCGGTTGGCGAAGAAACCAGCCAGCACCGTTTGAGGGCGTGAGGCGTAGGCTGCGGTGTTGTTATACATCAGCGAGAACGAGTAGGAGTTCTCAATCAGCCCCGGAATCTTCGTGCGGCTGGTTGTGCCGTAGCTGGTGGTTTCGGCTTCGCCCGCACTCTGGCTGGTTTTGCCGTTGTTCACATAGGTCTGGATTGCGTTCCATGTTGACGTTGGGTTTTCATATTCAATCGTCAACGATGACGCGATAAATTCGCCGCTTACTGCCATGTTTATTCCTCACTAAGCAGTTCGATAACGCCCTGCTCTACCAAAACATCAAAGTCCGCTTGTGTGCGCGTCAGTTCAATTTCTGTGCCTTCGGGGTAGATTTCGTTGGTGTCTTTATCCACGCCGTTGACCAAAAACCGCACACGCTTGGTTAGTTCGTCCATCTCTAAAGCTCCAAGGCGTCCCAGTCAAACTTCAAACCGCTGTATGTGACTTGCTCCCATTCCTCGGCATATGTGTCAATGTTTAGGATGTTGATTCGCGCAACTCGATCTTTATTGCCGATACCGCGTAGGGTTAAGTCAGACATTAACGCTTCTACGATAAGGTCAATGGCCTTTACAGAGTTTTGGTGATCTACCGCTAGGCTTGCGGCGCTGCTCACCAATACATAGCAAGTGCCAATGTGCTTACTCTGCCGCCCATAAGCAACTAATTTGCCGTTTGAGTCTGGATTGCCTGAATAGTTTTTGTATGTCGGCGTAGTCGTCCGCGCCACCACATACACCACCGGCAAGATACTTGGCTTTGTGTTCGTAAGCCCAATATTGAACTCATTTGCACCGATGGCTGTTGCTACCACCTCGCCAATACCGTGCGCGGTTTCGTAGAAGCTCATACCACCTCGCGGTAAGTCAGCCGATTCAAATCGCGCTGAATGTCCTGCGGCATTGAGGCCTCATGCCGCCGCGTGCCGTCGCCAAACGTTGTAACCTGCCCCGTAAACGTGCGTGATTGCTGGATATACCAAGCCACGCGCATCGTCAGCCGCTTAATGTGGTTATCTGGTGTTGCCATTACGCCCCATGTGCCAGTCACGGCCACATAGCCATTCGTGAACACCCATGCCGCGCCGCCTGTTGGCGTTAGTTCGATAGCAAACTTTCGCGCTCCATTGCGGGGATGCGCCCAATACACCGAACTGTCGAGCGTGGCCCCGTCGCCATTCACGACGCTGGTCACGGTCAACAGTTCGGGCGTAATGAGGAGTAGCGGTTTGCCGTGGTCTTGGGCGTGTTTGTCAAAGTATTTGGTTGCGGTCGTTGCCGTAAACGTGCGCTTGGTTTCGGACTCAATCAACGCCGTGGCCTCGTCCAGAAACAATTGGTAGCCTGCGGTTACTTCCGCACTGTCCAATTGCAGGTTAACGGGCTGCGTCGTGCTGAGTGCGCGTAACCACGCGGTGTATTCGGCAACAGTTGCGTAAGCCATTTACTTTGCGGCCTTGCGGCCCTTCTTCGTTGGCGCGTCGTCTAGCGGTGGTTGTGTTGCGGGCGTATCGTCTGTCTGCGCTGGTTCAGTGACAACCACCTCAACGTCAACCGGCGCGCTAACCGTGATGTTTTTGTAGTAGCCACGATCCAGTGCAATGTCGCGCAACCATTTAGGAATTGCGTTCCATTCGTCGTCGGTGAGGTCACGCGCTGGCACACCGTTTACCGATGAGCCAGCGCCTACGTATTGCCACATAAACGTTTCTACTTGCAGAACAGGTTGAGTGTGGTCGTCACGGCATTGCTACCGAACTGCGTCAGCGAAGCGCGGACGTAGTTGGCCGGTGGCACGTAGAACGTGTAGAAATCGTTCAACGTTGACGTGCTGTTGCTGACCACGTTGGCCGCAGACAACGCGGAAGCGCTGTAGCTCACCCAATTGGAGTTGTCGTTGCTGCCTTGAAGCGTCAAAGTAATGTTGCTGGTCGATCCGCCCTGCGTCACAACGTAGTGCAAACCGCATTGCGCGTATTGACCAATCGGCACGCTGCCGCTGGTTGCGCTCGCGGTCGTGACTTTGTTGAACCACAGCGTAGCATTGGCAGAACCATTGTTGGCCGTCGAAATCGTTCCAGGGATCGTCAGCGCAGCGTTGGCCGGGGCGAAGAACCCAAAGGCCAGCGCAACGGCGGCGATGATTGCATAAACTTTCTTGCTCATTTGAATGTCACCTCTGATGAATTGCTGTTTGGCTTAGTGAGTCACGCCGGTGATGATTTCGCACGAAGTCGCACGCATCAAGGCGAAGTCGGCGCGGAGGATGGCGCGGATCAACGTCTGATCGTTGGCGAACGCTGAACCGGCAATGTTGCTGGACGCGAGTTCGAGTTGCTTCAAGCTGCCCAACACCCACTCATCACCACGCACCACGGCAATACTGGACGCGCCAGTGTTGGTCGGGATGGAGGTGGTGATAAACACCTTCATGCCGCCCAAGCGTGCGCTCAAGCGGTCGGTGAAACTCCCGCCAAACATGGTCGGGTCGGTCTGTTGATTGGACGAAGCAACATAGTCGCCGGAAGCGCCGACGCGGGTCAGCAATGCCTTCAACGCCACTTCGGGGCGCATCACAACTGAGATGTTGTTGACATTCAACTTATTCACAGCCATGCGGGTGACGGCTTTCAGGATCGCGTCGTAAATGTTGTCAGCGCCAATCGCGGTCGCGTTCACGCCGGACTCATTGAGCAAGCCAAGAGGCTCGGTCGATGTGCCAGCGCCGTTAAACGCTGCACCATCGTAAGCCTCACCCATCTTGCGGGTAATGCCGTTGCGCACAAAGCCATCTGCGGCAGGCGTGCTGTCCACCAAAAACTCATTGCTCAGTGTGGCAATCGCGGTCAGCTTGCGGGCCGCAAGCGATTTCTTGGCGGTTGCGGCATCACCGGCAGAGGTAGCGGAGGCGTTTTCAGCGCTCCAGCCAGCGGAGAACGTGCCGATGCTGGGCATGTCGCACAGTGGGCCGGGCATGGGGTAATTCATGCCGATCTTGGTGGCAACCACCTCCTGATACACGGCATCAATGACCATGCTGGTTTGCACACGAGGAACGAAATGCTCACCCACAGCGCTACCGCTGGTCGTCGCCATCGCCTTGAACGCTTTCACGGCATCGGCAGTGCCATCAAAAGCGAGATCGCTCTCGCGCCCATCCAAATAGAAATTGATCTGGCCGCGTGGGTTGGCTTGCAGGGCCTTGGCTGCCCAAATGAAAGGCATTGGCTCAACCGTGCGGTTGCTGATGACAGCGGGCGCACCCATAATCGGGCGGCGGGCGGCAACACTCTTGGCGGCGGACACGCTTGCATCTTTCACCATCTTTTCGACTTCCTCAGCGGTAAAGGTCTTCACCGCAGGGGCGGGCGCGGCCACTGGCTCAGGCGTAGCTGGCACTTCGGGCGCAACCTCGTTCACGGCATCTGCCGCGATTTTCTCAACATCAATGTCGCTCATTTTCTGAATAACCTCAATGGATTTGGCCGCCGCTGGCTGTGCGCCGTCGGTCGGCTCTGTTGGAAACTCGCCCATCATTTCGTCAAGCATGGCTTTGATGGCGGTAATACGGTCACGATTGCGCCTCGCAAAAGTGGCCCCCGCCTTCGTCGCGTCTGCCTCGCCCGCTACGGTATCGAGTTCGTTACTGATAAATGCCTTGGCCGCTGCCAGCGCAATCGCACGCGGGTTTACCGCTGCGTCGGCTGTTTCAGCGTCCATAAGGCTCATTGCAAAGATCGGCCAGTTCGTGACACGTCCGGGTTTCCCCACGATGCCCGCTGGCCGCACTAGATGACTAGAAGAATCACTACTGGCACGCGCTCGGCCCTGTTGTGCGTCGGCGTAGATGCGCTGGGCAATCCCCTTGGCCGCGTCCAGCGCCACGCCGAACAGATGGCCGGTGATGCCGTTCAGCGTCCCGATGCCCTTGTAGATGGCAGTGCCGATGCGCCCTACGGACTTCGATGCAATCTCAGCAAAGCCGTGATAGTGATAAACGGGGATCGCATCGCCCACGCTCAGGTCGATGTTGGTTGACGCATCGAAGATTTGCCCCTGACGGTCAGCGCCGAACGGCAGGCCGACAATCTCTAGGCTGAGGTTGTCACTGGCTTTGATGGCGGCTGATAGTGTCGTTGCGTCAAACATGGAAAACAAAAAGCGCGGTGTCTCGAAAGTGAGACACCGCGCGTAGTTCGCTCTGGTGCGTTTCTGTTATTTGATTGGCGCTATTTTACATCATCCCTTCCCGCTCGTGATCTTATCCGCCACTCTCAGCGTCACGCGCTTACCCACGCGGTCGGATTTGGTTAGCTCCAACGAACGCTCTAAGAAGTTGTTCGGATTTGTGCCGGGGTGGTTGACGCGCTTCGCGTATACAAGATTCCCACCCTTGGCAACAAACTTTAAAAACTTATACCGCTTCGGCAAGATGACGTGTGGCTTGCTACCAAACAAGATTGTTTTTACAACCACTTCGGGGCGCAGCTTATTGCCTGCCGTCATCTCTAGGTGAACGTTTTTAGTGTCGGCTTGCCGCGTGTTCATGCGAATAGTAGAGGACAATACCCCCTCGCGCTTCGGCGCTTCTTCCTGTAGCTTGGCTCGCAAAATGCGCCCATAGTCGCGTAGTTCCTCAGTCGCAATCTTGATGATTTCTTTCTGCGCCTTAGTGATGCGGCCCTTAATGTCTGCGAGTTCGTCTACGGTGATGGTTACGAGTTGTGCCATGATTCCTCCGCCCTTAACTCATGTGTTTTCACATAGTCCAATATGGGCTGGCAAATGCCCGTAAACGCATCCTCAACAGCAAAGCCCATATATTCAAGCGTTCGCCCAATGGCGCATATGCCGCGTATCAATAGGCACAGTGCAAATCCAGTCGCGGTAAGCCGTAGGGTTACGTAATATTTTGCTTTTGCCATTACCCCTCCAACATCACCCGCACATCAGCGGCCCGATAGAACGCCTCGCCCACCTTCAACACTGGCGCGTCAGTTGTGGCCTTAATGCCGCCGTGAACGTTGAACCGCTCCACTTTCTCAATCGCGCCAAGTTCAGCGCCCGCGCTGTCGTAGGCGATGCGGCCCACGTAGTCAATCACTGGCAACAACGCCTTCCCCGCCGCAGCCGTGGCGCTGCTGATTGCGTCCGCTACTTGGTCGGTAGGCGATGACTGGTTGAGCCTGTTGATTTGCTTGTCGATCATCTTCGCTACTTTGTCCAGCTTCTCACGCGCCGCGTTTGCCGCGTCCGAGTTGTTGCCCTCTAGCTTTTTGAGCGCGTCGTCAATGTCTGAGCGCTGTTGCACGGCCTTGTTCAATCGCTCTTGTCGCTTCTTCTCCTTCTCTGCGGCTTTCTGTTCCTCGGTCTTCTTGGGCTTCTTCCCTTTCTTGCCTTTGCCTTTCTTGCCTGCCGCGTTCTTCATAGCGCGGTCGATGATGGCCTGCCGTCGCTCCTCGTTAAGGTCGCGGTTATTCTTGCGGTCAATCGGCGCGCCGTCCACAGATGAGAACTTGCCGCCTTGGTCGCGCTTGGTATTGCCCGCCTTGGCTGCTGAATCGCCCTCGCCGCCCATCATGCTGCCTTCGCCCTCGGCCTCATCTTCCATTTCATCGGCCTCGCGCTCTGCTATGGCTACCTCATCCATCGCCGCCAATAATTCATCTTCAATCATGTCGGCCTCGGCCTGTTGCGCCGCGTCTTCTGGATCAAGCGGGTCTTCCTCATCGCCTTCCATGACGGGTGTCTCCAACAACGCGGCAACCTGTGAGGGTAGCGCACACGGTAGCAATAGTTCGATTTGCGCCTGCGCTTGGTCGTCGCTAATCAGCCCCGCGTTGAGGTTGTCCACAACTGTTTGCAGCGCGGTTAGGGTTGGTGCGTCAATGCCCATAGGTTCGTCCTCGTCTTCGGTTTCTTGCTCCTGTTCGGCTGGCTCTGGCGCGGGTTTGCGCAAGAATATCTCTAGCGTAGTGTCGTCAATGTCCGGCATGGTCTGCCGAATCATCGTTTGCGCTTGCTCTAAATCAATGTCGCCCTTGCGATACTGGCCTGCAATTACGCGCGCTTGAATCATGCCGCTGGCGTTGGGCTTGGCCGCTTCGGGCTGGTCGGTTGGCGCGACCTCTTGTGGTTGATCTTTGATGTTGATTGTGTTGTCGGTGTCTTTAGCGATGAAATCCTCAATGTCTTGTGCATTCATCGACGGCGCGATCATGCGCAACATTGCCCGCGCTTGTTTGTCAGTGAGGTTGCCCGCCGCGTATGACTCAGCCACACCGCGCAGGTTTACCAACTGCGTAGAGGTCAGCGGCGATGCGGTTGCGGGGTTGACAATCTCGCCGTCTGCGTTCGTGGTCTGTGCGTCTTGCGGCTGCGTTGTGTCTGGTTGTCCACCGTTCACAATCAGCGTCACGTCATCGGCGGCGGGGTTGCCCTCAATGCGGTCGTGGCCCAATTCCTCGCGGCTTTCGTTCACCGTAATCACGCCGCCTTGCAGCTTGGTTACGGTGGTCTGCGCCCTGATGCTATCCACCTCAGCCCGCTTGGTTTCATCCTCTTGCAGCGCGTCTACGTCATCAAAGCAGAACTGTAGGTATAGCCCCTCCTCTTTGCTGCCCTCGTAGTCGCTCCACAGCAGGTAGTTGTTGAACGACTCGGCAACCATCTGCGCCAAAGGAACAATCTTGCCGCGCCAGAACTGTGTCATTTGTGCGTCGGCATTTGCCAGTTTCGATGCGTCTGAGTAGTCACCGGCCACGGCAGGAGGCACACCATACGCCGCCATGATTTCGTTCATCAGACGCATAGAGCGTTGTTCGCGCTGTTGCTCGGTCGCGGTGAGTTGCCCGCTAGCGTAGGTCATGCCTTGCGGCAAAAACCTATCATCGGCCATAAGCTCAGTGTCGCGGTTCTTGGCATTCCACGCGGTAATAAACTGAGCCGCGTCTGAGTCGATCATGTTGAAGTCTGCCCCAACAATCCCACCGCCCTTGCCGCCGTTGCGGTCAATGGCCTCCTGCGCCATGTCTGAAAGTGCATAGCGGTTGATTGCAGCCACGGCGCGTGATGTGGGTGATGTGCAAATAAACGGGTCGCGGCGCGATGGATAGTAGACGCGGATCACGTCTTCAATCGCGTAATGGTCAGTGCCGTAATACTTGTATGCCGTGGGGTAGCCGCGCTCATCGCGTAGCATGTCCATTTGTAGCGCGGGCAGAATGTGAAGCTCTACAGGCTCGCCGCCACTGTCGGGGCGCAATTTGTAGATGAGCCATTGGCCGAATACGTTTAGCTGCTCCATGCCCGCACGTTTGAAACTCGCCTCGTCTAAGTAGAACGGGTTGACGGTTTTAAGCAGGTCAAGGACAGGATGCTCCTCAACGCATTCGGGCTTATCCTCTTTCTTCGCCGCTTTCTTGTAGAGTTTTAGCGGTGTCAGCGCTACCGCGTCGGCAATGGCCTGAATGCAATTGCTGGCCCACACGTTGTAGGTGGCGGCATCATCCCAGCCCATTTCGTTATCCGCGTAGAGCCGTAGTGCATTGCGGCCCGCGTTCAAGCCCGTCACCCATGATGAGGTTGTTCCCCACGCTTGCAGGCGCGGCGGCTGGTTGGCTTTCGCAGCGAAGATTCCTTTGAAGGTGTCAATTAGTCCCATGTTGTTATCCGTATGCAAAGCGCTGTCGAACGTTGCTCCAACAGAGCGCCAAACTCATCACGCAATTGTGAACAAGGATGCCATTCGCAAAGTATTCTGGCGTATCCTCAACTTGTAGATTGAATACCCTTTGAACCTCTGCGGTATTTGTAGCCACAGTGCCGAGAGCAATACTTTGCTCCAATCCTTCTTGTGTATGTAAAGGTCTTTCCGCACTGCAAACAGGTTGCTTCCTGTGGCTCTCCAAAGAATGCCTTTTTAGCGGCAGCCCTTGCGTATTCAGATGCTCGCTCTGGGTCTTCGTCTCGCCATTTCTGTAGATCGCGTGTGGCACGTTCTTTCTGAGAATGCCCATTTCTAGACAACTGCTCTCGCGCCAGTTCTGGGTTTTCTTTTCGCCAATCGGCAAGAGCGGCAGTAAGCCTTCCCGCCTGCTTTCGGCCATTCTCTCTAAATACACTGGATGCAAGTTCTGGGTTCTCACTCTTCCATTTGTGAAGTTCCGCAGAAATTCTTGCGGAGTGCTTGCGCCCATGCTCAACAGACCTTGCGCGGCGTTCTGGCTCAAGCATGTGCATTCTGTGATGCTCTTTGGAGTCGATAGCCTCAAGGTTGTCGATTGCGTTATTGAGTGTGTTCCCGTCTTTGTGGTGAATGTCGAACCCTGATGGTATTTCTCCGTGGGCATCAATCCATATTTGCCGGTGTAAAGGGAATGGGGCAGCTTTGTTTTTAGAGTGCCGCCAGTAGTAGCGGCGCAGGTGTGCGCGAGGTGACTTAGGGTAGCGGTGATATTTCTGATCTCGATAGATGATAGTTTCTCGTTCCATACGTATATTGTATCATTGGCTTTCGCTTTTGCTAGAGCCAATTCACCGTATGGAGTGATAACCGGATGGTCTGGCGTGCCGGTCAAGCCGAGTAAATGGTTAGTAATAACGGGCTTCAACTTGTTTCGTGTAGCAACTACGCGGCGATACCCCTCTCGTGTCATTACCATGTCGCCCACTTTGATATTTTCGATAGGCACTTGCCCCGTATTGGTTAATATCATTGTGCCAGCCACAAAACAGTCGTCGTGCATTCCGTCCGGCGCGTTGTATTTCACGCCGCCCGATGGCGAACGCTGCGATTCATACGCCTCTAGTTCGCCAATTAGGATCGGGTCGTTCGGTATCTTGATTGCCCCACGCTCAAACGATGCGGCCAACTCCTCAATGATGTCGGCCTTCGTAGTTGCGGTCGTGGTGAAATCGCGCACCTTCACCCCCATGCGCCGCAGCATGTCGTTGTTGGGCTTGCCCATTGCGTTTTCTTCGGCAATCACCACCCGCACGCCGAACCGGTCGCACGTTGCCTTGATGCGCTCACGCTGTAGGCTGTAGTCGATGCCGTTGAATCGGTCGGTGTAAACCAGTGTCTTATCGGTGCTGTCGATGATAGATAGCACCGTATAGTCGTTCGACAGCGCCCAATCCAGACCGGCAACGTAGGTGTGATTCACTAGTGGCTCATTGATGCGCTCGGCGATGGCACAGGCGCGAATGTTGCGAAACACGCCGCCGCCATCGTCTATAAACGCCGCCTCAATCTCTTGTTGGTATGAGCGTTCGGCCATGCTCTCGCGGGCCAGTTCGATTTCTGACGCGGGTATGAATGGGTTGGTGTGGGTTGGATAGCGGAATGAGCGCCAGTCCTTTCGCCCACTCTCGCCCCACTGATACATGGTGTGGTAATCGTTCTTCCCGTTCGGCGTGCTGAGAAAGAACGCATCGCCTTGGTAGTCAATCAGGGTTGGCCGTATGACGTTGTTGAATGCGTCTAGAAGGTTGGGCGCGAATGCCGCCTCATTGACGATGGCACGGTGATAGCGACGGCCACGCGCTGAGTTCACGGCATCCAGCGACCACATATCCAGAATGCCGCCGGTAATCAGTTCTATACGGCGCTCTTGCACGCTGATGCGCTTGGCAATCGGGAATAGGAGGTTAGTCACCTCGCGCCATGTATCCGTTAGCATGGTGTAGTTGGGGTTGAACCACGCGCAGTATTTGCCGTGTAGCCCCGGTTCGATATACAGCCGCCGCGCAAGCACGTCTTTGCCCCAGCGCCGCCCGCAGTTGATAACGTTGAACCGTGCCAGATGGCGTAGCACTTCTTCTTGTGCGTCATGTGTCGCCTCTAGCTCGATCCTGATGGTTGACATATACGACCTCTATCGTTTGCGTTCCTGTGCCGTCTATCTTGGCTTTCTGCTCTACTGCCCCGTCAATGCGGTCAAGGGCATGGCCGATTAGCCCCGGCGATGGCTCGTTAATCATTGCCATCCACCACCGTAACGCGACAACCCCCGCCAATGGCACTGGCCCCGTTTTCATCTTGCGAAACTCTGGCGCATATTGTTCGCAGACCTGCGCCAACTGTTCGGAGGTCATCGCGCCAAACTCTTTGAGCCAGTGGGCGATGCTGATTTCATTCTTGGGGCGGCCTGACGGATTGCCCGATTGCCCCGGCTGAAACCGCTTGCCTACTGGCATCTTTCGTTTGGCTGATTTGCCGCTGTTTGCAGGGGTTAGTTTTGCCATAACTCACGCTACCACAACCACATCAAGCGCCGGTTTTGCCGGGGTGTATCGCGCATTGGTGAACGTGATGATGATGCGAAATTTGCCCGCAACCGCGCTGCTAAACACCGGCAGCGTAATCACATTGTCTGCAACGGTTGCCGTGCCGGTTAGCACCGTGCTAGTCACGTCCTCCGATGAGTTCTCCATATCAAACGCTTCGGCGCTAGGGTCAGTCGGGCTCCCGCCGTAGTTGGTGGTGTCAATAGGGAATGCAATCCCTTCCCCCACTCGCATATATTTAGGCGATTCGACCGCCATTAGCTCTTGAATAACCATAGGTAAAGTGAAAACAAAAAGCGGCTTGCCACAACTGGCAAGCCGCTGGTAGTTCCATCTGGTTTGTGCGTCAATTTTACCGCCTAAACTGCGGCTCTGACGACACAGGGGCGGCGGCGCACACGATTGACTCTAGCGCCCGTTTCGCCCACACGCGCCCATCTTTCACATTGACTTCCTCAAACACCAAAACGCCTGACGATGACTGAGACATGGCACGGCGCAATAAATCAAGCCATGCCAGTTCTAGAGGGGTAACGAACTCTTGTGTTCTAGTTTGTGCCATTGGAATGTAAATCAATCTCAATACTGCGCGGTGTCGGCGTTACAAGTATGTCCCTGTGCCTCAGTGTTATTTCAATGCCACGCTCTGGCAACTCGCAACGACTCTCCCGCCCCGCCAACATCAGCCCCACCTCGCGCTCTGCAACTGCCATCGCCACGCTGCGCTCGAACAGTTCTACCGCTACGTCACGCTCAGGCACAGCCAGCGTGATAGAGCGCGGATAGAGCGTGAGGGTTGCCGCGCTAGGCGCGGGGGGCGTAACGGTCTGCGTCCCCTTTTGGCGGAAGAAGAAAAAGAATGACATTAGCCTAGGCTTGGGTCATTGATTTCAATTCCAAAACCGCTCACCGTCACATTGCCGCCGGTCGGTGCGCTTTCGAGTTGCGCTGTCCACGATAGGCCATTGGGCAATCCATGCGGGCCAACGCCACTAAAAACGAACATTTTGGTTTCTTTTGAGGGGCAGCGAAATGGATACATCGTTGCATCTGCGGGCGCTGGTCGAATAAACACGCGGCATGGGTTGTCACTGTCATTGTCAACGATGAGGCATTTCAAATCTAGCACCTCAGTAGCCGCGTTGAATGGGTTGGTGAGGAATTCCATCTCTGTGGTGTCGCTAAGAATGGCTTGGCCGGGATAACCACGCTGGTTGCCATACGGCATTTTGATGATTACATCGTTCATCTCCTGAACGGCCTGCATGGTGTTCAGAAATGTATTTTCGTTGTAGGTATCCGCAACGGGCATAGAGACAAGCCCGTTTGACGTATCGCCAACCCGCGACGGGGCGATCTCGTCGCCAGTATCAGGGTCATACTGCGGAACCATCAGAAAGCCATCCTGATAAGCCCTCCCGTCAATCACATACACACTCATCCCAATTGCCTCCGGCGTTGGCGGTGTCATTCCACTATCAACGTTCTGTGTAATCTCTGCCATATCTATCGACCTCCTAAAAACATCACCATTCCCGCCGCGCCCATACTGAGCGCAACGACTAAAACTAATTTCACGAACACCACTGCGTTTTGATGTGCCATGATTGCCTCAATGTGTGCCATCGTCGCTATCGTTCTACGGATGCCCTCCATAGCCTACGATCACCGCCTGCAACACCAACACCGCGCCCAACACGAACCCAAACACAACGCTGCCCACCCGCGCCCGTATCAATGCGCTGATGATGGTCTGCAACTTATCCAACTCCTCAAACAACCGCTTTGCCGCGTCGTCGGCATCCTCTGCGCTGACGATTAGGCCAGTGCCGGAGATGTAGCCGCACATCGTGAGGGCTGCGGCGCGCGCTGCGTTGGTGAGGATGGTCATTAAGAGTTCACATCCACGCGGCTATCCCAATTGCCGCCAATAGTTATCCATTTCGCCCCTGTTCCACCTGTTGACGTAATCGTGAATTTGTCATGGGTTGCTGGCCCGCGCCACCAATCCTCATATTTCTGAGGCGGCCAATACGGGATGTAGACAAACTCTTTCTGTTGCGGCTGTGGAATATCCATCAACGCCTTAATACGTTCCAACACCTCACGCGGGAATGTCTCAGCCCTTGAATCAAGTAAGCCGTCTAGGTATGCTGTCAATTTATCCATCAATAATCTCCGTTCCAAACCGTCACCGCACACGTTTTAGTTACTGGCAATACGGCAATCAATGGCGGCAATTCGTCTCCGTGTGTGGCTTTTGTCCCGTCGTTCATGTTGTTTACGTGGATGCAAAGTAACGACCGCGCTAGATGCTCATTGTTGGCGATTACTGCGGCATACCCATCTAGCCAAACGCCATCCATCTGAAACACATAAACGTTTTGCGGTGCGTCATAGCCATTCCACTCAGTAATTTGATTCATGGCGCAGCCGTCGCCTCCTCGGTCGGTGTCGCCAGTGGTGAAACTAAAACACTCGTAGCCGTCGCGCTCGGCTCCACAGTCGGCGCTTGCGTGGCCGTCTCGGTCAGCAACGGGATAGGCGTAACCTCTACCGTGTCAGTCGCCACCGGTTGCGGCGTGGGGACGGGCGTGGGAATCGCGGTCGCTTTCGGCGCGTCGGTTGGCTGCGGTGTTGGCGGCGGCTCAATCGTCAACGTCGGCGCATACGTTGCGGTTGGCATCATTTCGAGCGTCACAATCACAACTGCCTCGGCAGGTGTTTGCTCTGGCCGTGGTGTCTCGGTGTTGATGGGGAACGCCAATGGCGTGTCTGTTGCGGTTGCTGCGTCGGTTGCCATTGGCGTTCCTGTGCTGTGATGAGATTCAATGTTGGCGTTAACGGTCGCCACGCCGGGAGGAACGGGGGTCAATGTTGGCTGTAATGACTGCGGGTAAATAGTGACAGGCACATCCAGCGCCTCAACCTGTGCGGTCGGCGCTTCACTCAAAGGGATCATTGCGCTGCCTGTATTTACCATTTGCTCGACTTCGGATGTTGGCGCGAGTGTGGCCGAGATGACTAGGTGACTTGCTTTCAGTTCGGCTACGTGGGTCGCGGTCGCTCGTAATACCGCAACGGTGCGGGCCTCGGCAACCTGCGCCTGTATGTCTGTTGCTACCTGTGTCGTTGTCAGCCCCGCCGCAATACTCACCGAAATCACGAACGCCGCCGCTAACGCTGTTGAGTAGATGGCTGGTCTGCTAACCCTGAACATGATTCCCGCCTCTACGTTTGGTTGGTTTGTCGTCGTCTTTTGGCGGTTCAGGCGGGCGCTTAATGTCTTCGATCTTCTTGTTAATCTCCGCCTGTTCTACGCCATGTGTAAGGACACCGGTGAAATAGCTTGTCTGATTGGATGCTTGCATGAGTTCACGCAGCACCGTATCAAGACGATCCTCTAGCCCGTCGATCTTTCGCCTAAGCCTGAGATTGTCTTGATACATCAGATAAAACAGCACCCCCGCCAACAACAGCGCCAGCAATGTTGCGACGATGGAGCCAATAGCGCCCGGTGTCATTTGGTCAGCCGTTAGGCATCCCCTCGCTCAGTGCTGACCATTTCGCGTAACGCCATAATCTCTTGCGCCTTGTCCGATCCATGCACAATCTGCGTCACCAACAAATTGACGAATGGCAACAGGATTTTGATGTATGGGTCAACAAGGTCGTTAATGAATGGCCGCTGCAACAC